AGTGAAATCTCGCACGCTCTTGCTGGTGTATCATAAAAATAAGGAAATTATATGTTATCTAAATTTGGTCAATTCAACATAGCGGTCATCATCTTCATCAAACATCTAATCAAACAACGTTCATCAATTGATGGCATTGGACTGATGGGTATGGGTCTGTGTATAATAGTATTTAAATCTCTTGCAGTATGGCTTGCGCTTGCAATAATGGCGTATGGGTCATATCGGATATTCGTAGATACAGAATAAAAAAAGGGACTCCGAAGAGTCCCTTAAAAGTGGTATGGTTACATGGCTTCCCGCCAATCCCATACTTCTTATTGTTATAGATTTAGTCCTGAGCGAGTTGCTCGAAGTAAGACAAATCATCCTCTTTATCTTCGACACCAGAAGTACTCTGGAATGTCTCTGATTGTGGAGTGTCATCCATATAAGAAGCTTTCTCCCTAGAGGCTGCTGGTGCAGATGTTGCTGCGATTGGTGGAGTGAAATCCTCTTCTGCGGTGCGAGAGGTCTGTACAGTACCCAATACTTTGTTTAGTCGTTCCTTCAGTTGGTCATAAGTCTTAAATGCTTCCGTACCAGTGAATTCTTCTAAACTGTATTGTTTGTTGTATACTGTTTCCAGTTCATCATCATCCGTAGACAATGGAGAAACTGACTCAAACTCTGATTTGTCGTAGTTGGTATAACCTTCTACCTGACGAATTTTAAGTTTAAAGTTTGCACCTTCCCACAAGTCAAAAGGATTTACTTCTGCTTCGTCCTCAAACTGTGGACGCATCAAGTCATTCAACTTGTCAAAGATTTTCTTACCATAAGAGTATAGAAAAACCTTACCTTCGTTGTCTGGGTTTGATGGGTCTTTAATAACGTAGATGTTGGAGATATACTTCAACTTACGTTTGCGGTCTCTGACAGTGTTTTGATTGTCCTTGTCACCAGTGTTCCATAACTCAGTGTTTGCTTCACACACTGGACACTGTTTGTTAACAGTAGTGGGACAGTTATCAATCAACCATCCGCCAGGGCCTTTAAATCCATGATTGAACACGCGAGCCCATGGCAAGTCTTCTCCATCAGATGGTGGAAGAAATCGAATGGTTGCGAATCCGTTTCCAGATTTATCGGTTTGAGCTTTCCAGAAGCGTTCATCTTTATTGGATGAGTTTTTCTGAGGTGAGGCCGTTGCTTCTAGTTCTTGTGCAAGTGCTGCAAAATTACCACGGTTTTTCTTTAGTGCTGCGAAAGACATATATTTTCTCCTATTATGTATTCGTTTTATACGCTATATACGGGTTATTGGTTATCATAATGTAAGTATCATCATACACATTATATAAGACTATTATACTACTATTTATAAGAAATGTCAAGCATTATTTTCCTTGGCCACGATATTTTTTATAAGAATTTTTCTTACTTTTGTTCATGGATGAGAACTTGGTGTTCTTATGTCCCTGACTAGTTTTTTTGTTTCGCTTAGTGTGTATCGTACTATAAAGACTACTTTTTACTGCCACTTCTACCTTCCTCCTGTGTTAAGGGTTAATATTAAAATTTACACTTTCTCCGCATCCACATGACATCTCTTCATTAGGATTAATAATTTTTATTTCTGTACCAAGGCCTGCGTGGACGTAATCTATAGTACTTCCGTTGACTGCTCTGAACGCTCGATTTTCAACTACTACTAAATCATCAACAAGTACACCATCAGATGTACTGTCTGTATAGTTCCATGTGTACGCAAACCCAGCACATCCACTTCCTCTAATAGAAAGTGATATATACTTTTTCCCATTCTCGCTCAGTAAACTATTCCAGTATTCTTTTGTTTCGGGGGATATTGTTATCATTTCTTTACTGGGGTTCCTGTCGTGACTTATAGTCGGCTATGGCAGCCTTAATTGCATCTTCTGCAAGTACGCTACAATGAATCTTTACTGGGGGTAATGCGAGTTCTTTTGCTATCTCAGTATTCGTAATAGTACCGGCAGCATCTAAAGTTCTACCCTTAACCCACTCAGTCAATAATGAACTAGATGCGATAGCAGAACCGCAACCATATGTTTTGAAACATGCGTCACTGATAATACCATCATCTACCTTAATCTGTAGTCGCATAACATCCCCACAGGCCGGCGCACCAACCATACCAGTTCCAATGTTTTCGGCAATATCCCATTTACCCACATTTCGGGGATTCTCGTAATGGTCTAATACTTTATCTGAATAAGCCATATGTTTCTCTAGTTATAAAGTGAATGATTATTAACGACAACTATTATACGCCACTTTGGTCACTCTCCTTATCAATTATGTGTTTATTGAGTTCTTTACTTCTCTTTTCCATCCGAGAATTCGCGGCACTTTTCCGCTCTCGTACAGGGTCATTCTTATCTTTTCTGACCCAACCATCTTCAGTTTTCATGAGAATTTGTTCGACGGCCGACAACGGTTCTTCCGACAACGGTTCTGTGTCTATATATTCTTTTTCTTTCTTTGCAGCAGACAACTTTGCCAAGTTTATGTTTGCAGCAATAATGAGCAAGACCGCAAGTGGGTCGAACACAAGAACAATCGCAAAGATTACCCATCGCACCGCATCATCTAAAATTTGTCTATCTGGATTATCTCCATAAACAAACTCCGCAATATACTTGACAGGGCCAACCTCAGCTTCTATTTTGCGATATTCATTTTCTAAATCAAATTTCTCATCAGTGAGTACTCTTATTTTTAACTCAGAATCTACAATAGAATCATTCAACGCCTTTATTCGGGTTCTATCCAACTCTTCATTGGTGTTGACCCCAATATTAGTTCTAAGTCTACTGATAAGGTCTGTCACATTTTGTATTTCAGAACCTTCTTTGACACGCAATGACGCAATAGTGTTTCTCGCTACACCGACATTCGCATCTACGGTCTTTTGTTCTCTGTCCCTAAACTCTTCTACCTTGCGAGCAGTTTCCTCACCATACTTTCCATCAACAGATGTACCAATCAACGCCTGAAGACCCTGTACGTCATCTCTAGATATCAGTTCATCCAGTAGTCCCAAACGTTTACTTGATGTTTCAATAATTGTGTTTTGTTCATCAATTAATTCAGAATACTTATTTTGGATATTTAATATTCTAGATTCTTCTGTCGTGATCTGAGTATTAATTTCTTCGTTATTATTTCTATCGGTGTTCTCTATCTTATCGATAGATGCATCAGAAGTTTCTATCTTAGATTGGTGTCTAGCTATCTGGTCATCAATACGTTCTATCTTTGCAACGTTCTGTTCTGCAATTGAGGTCTGTTCAATATGTGCAGAAGAAAGAAATCCAAATATTCCCATCGATGTTATCAACATCAACATCACACACGCAAACGTCAAGTAGGATTTTAACAATAGTGGCGCAGTTCCCCAATTCCTATACAACCATGATGCGGTGACGAGTTTGCCGACTTCTAACACACTCCCCATAATTATGATTGGTATTGTCGCAGCAGCAAATATCTTTGCAAGTCCGAAAATTGAATAGTATGCAGCAACACCACTAATAGATAACGCAGTTATTAGCGTTAAGATTGTTTCAATCATTGACTACTTCCCTAAATGTTTACCATAATCTTCGTAGAAATCGTCTACCATGATATCAACCAGTGTTGATTTATAGTACTCATTATTTATATCCAAAAATGCAGAATACTTTTGGCACTTCTTTTTATATAACGGCCAGTATGTCGTATCGTTGATTTTAACTCTGTCCAAGAATCCAAAAATCTTATCAAATATTACTAAAGTTTCCAAGGATATTTCTCCTCGACGTTCTAATCTCATAATCAATGGATATTCTCCATCAACTGACTTCAGTATTTGGTTGAAACTCAATTCCTCTTCTATGGCAGACTCCAAAAGGTTTGTTGTGTCGTTCTTGAACAAGTAAGATATACTTTGTACTCGCTTCTTCCAAGAGGTGAATGCCTCGTATGTATCATCATCTAATAGATTGCCTGTCCACATAAATTCGTTTCTCGCAAGAGCGAGATTTCCACTAGATGTGACATTAAGAAATGTGGCAAGTAAAAATTCTTCAAGGCCTTTTTTATCAAATCTTTTTGCGAGTTCAGAAAAGGTAAGTTTGTCGTTTCTCTTTTCGAATGAATCTATTTTGACAGACGTTTTGCCTCCATATATTTTATAATCGTAGTCACCTTGAAAATGACTTTTCATAGCGATATAGATTTTATATGCTTCAAAATCTGATATCTTTTTACCCGACATTATCAATCTCATCTATAGTGGGAGTTCTTCGGATGTCTTTGGCAGTAAATGTAGTTTCTCACATTCATATTGAACTTTCTTTTTTAGTATAGGAGACAATAGACCACCGGCCACTTCCACTTCCAAACTCTGTTGCTCGCAATATTCGACAATTGCATCCATATAATTCATACTGTTTTCCTTCGCAAAACTTTCTATCTCTTGCGAGAATTCTTTGGGACTTTTGGTGTTTAGCATATACTCATTATTCCTTGTAAAAGATGTGTTTACCAATAGTTACATTAGTGGGGGTTAGGTTAAATTTGTGGAAACTTGGACTTACATAATCCGCATGGTAATACATAGCACCTTTGGTGGGATCATTATGGTTTAATGTTGAGTGTTCAATCAGAACAGATGTTGCAACGTTTACAGACCTCTTCCACGCTTGTCGATCGAGTATTTTGTCAGATTTGCCGTCACAGAACCAAGAAAATTGGCACCTGTTTCGTACAGGAATCATTACTGCGTCAAATGGGTCTCTGGTACTTTTGGTTTTCCAACTCTCTCTGTACTTACCTTCGTAAACTACACTACAGATACTACTGGGAAATTTGCTACTTACCGTTCTGTTTAATGTGACGTATGCGATTGCGACTTGACCTAAAATACTCTCGCCTCGACCTTCAAAATATATGTTCTTTGAAAGACAAGTCAATTCTTCTTTTAGTGATACTCCGTCAGTCCAATCCATGAGTTCTTGTTGAGTAAATGCGTCTGCCTGTCCTATGGGTGCGACAAGAAGTACAGCAGCCGTGACTGCGGATAAAAATTTCATATAACTTCTCCATCTATCTAAATTGATGTGACCATTATACTATAGTTTTATCCTACTGTCAAGCCTTTAATGGTGCGATTAATTATTTATATGATTATCGTTGGGGTGGGCGTCTGCCCTCAAGAGTACAAATTTTGTCTTCTAACTCTTCAATCTTATACGATATGTTGGGGTATTTCTTTTTCCATGCGTTTTCGCTATCCAAAACTTTTAGATTGTATCGGTCAGCAGCCCAGTCATATGTATCTGATACTTTCTTGAAAAACCAAACACCCAACCTAGTACTCCTAAACCATTCTGCTGTTGCACTTCCAAGAATGCTCCCTGCAATCACTTGAATTATCCAAAACCACATTTTCACAACTCCTTCCTCATGGCGTTAATCCGTTGTCCTGTTTATATACCTTTATCATGTCAATTAGACTATGAATCCAATTATCACGTTTTTCGATATAAACTTCTGCATCAGTTTTACCATCAACTTTAGCAATAATAACAACTTGCGAAACAGGTATTCCTGTTCGTTCTTCAAACATGACTGCATACCCTGCACACTGTGCATAGTATTTTTTCAACTTGTCTCCACCGTATAAAGTTAAAGACCTCTTAGAAGTCTTGAAGTCGATGATAGATAGTTTACCATTTACAAGAGCCACGCAGTCGCATGTTCCCGCTATCCCCAAGTGGTCAGAGTACATAAACCATTCTTGACAATAGACATCAGTAATAAGACGGTCTAGTTCTGGTTTAAGGACAAGAAAATCTTCTATGTCACTAAAGACCTGACCTTCCCTATAATCTTTGTTGTTTATATAGTCTTCGCACATCTGGTGAACATTGGTTCCCCTGCGAGATGCAGTGACCGATACACGATTTGCCTCTTTCTCACCGACACGTTTGCGCCATGCCATTATGGCATCTTTGGTAAAGTGAGACAGTACTGTTGTTATTGAGGGATATCTTTTGCCGTCGGCCGTTTCATACATCCGACTACCATTGACGTTTACACGTTTTACTTCTAAACCATTACTATCAAATTTAATATGATTAAACATAATTTCTCCATTTCAGCGTGTATTGTACCACAGCTATATGAAGAAGTCAAGCGTTAATCGCAGTTATTTGTCCATTAATTTCGCTAACGTCTGTCCTTTTGGGATTTTCTTCATAATAACGTCATATAACTTCTTTTTGATGAGGTCACCACTTATAGTTCCACCCTTACCTTTACTGATATTCGACAGCATAGGTTTGCCTTCCTTCTTCATAGTGAAGTATGTAAAGTCTTTCACAATAACCCCACCTTTACGGTCAGTAAGGGGTTTGCCATTATTGTCTGTGTATACAACTGTATGTTCTTTCCCACCCAAGACAACATGACATGCGCCGTCCATTCCAGATGGAAGACCACCTTCGATAATTTTTACCATTGTGTTCGCCGCACCTTCGTGGGTCTGGAGTAAGATGTCATCTGGAACAATTCGAGCTCTGTTTTTATTTTGTTTTACTGATACAGAATAATCTGTCAATACCCAAATTAAATGAATATTTTCTGGTTGATATCCTGCCTCCAAAAGTGAAGGTAATACTTTTGTGAGGTTGCCAAGATTTTTAAGAGTAACATCAAATAATATGTTGGGTCTGGTGTCGGAAGACATCCCTCTCAGCAGTGCCGAAAATGACTTGTCCTTGATTCCCATATCATCAACTACTTGGTGCAGTTTGGCAACATCATCTGGATTCCGCAAGTCGAGATTTGCAATTTCATCATTTTCATCTTTTAGTCCACGAACCTTCATAACAAGACGTTTCCATTCGTCCACATCACGAATTTTATATTTATTCCCTTCCATAAAATTCTGGATAGTAAACCCTTTTCCAGAACCAGCTCCGCCGGCAAGAAATACTACTTGATTGTACTTTTTACCCTTACCCACAATGACAAGTTTTTCGTCCAACTGCAAATAGTCTTCGGTTAGATGGGAGTCTCTTAATTCACTAAATGATTTCATTGTTCTCGTCCGTTTCTGTTTCTACAAAACACTCTAATACGTCTTCTGTAAATTCTTGTTGCATTTCTGCTACGTCTTTCCATGCATCTACTGCATTGTCTATGTCGAGGCAAATTGGATTTGGAATACCCAATTGCCTATCGACAACAGCTCGTATGATTATATTTATAAATGTCAAATCGTCAATCATTTTCGTGTCTTCAACATCAAAATCATACTCATCAAACATCTGAACTAGAATATCAATCATGGACTTGGACATGTCATCCGAAAAATCTTCTCGTTCTGCGGCATCTATTAGTTGACTCACGTTCTTGACGCCATGAAATCTTCTCATTTCGAAGAGCTCTGTGGCGTCAATTACGTTATCTTCTTCTGTCTCCATACCTTTAGACTAGACCCATTTTTAGTTTTTGTATAATATAGGATTTAACGAACTCACTCCTTACGATATCTTCTTCATCAAATTCAATGAAGGAAATGTCTTGAAGGTTTTTTATGATATCCATGAATATATTTATTCCATTTTTTTCATTAGACTTATTAAAATCACTCTGTCTGAAATCACCACAAAATATAATCTTACAGTTGTCTCCAATTCGTGTTATAACAGAGTCCAATTCGTGGAAAGATAAATTCTGACACTCATCTACAATTACTATAGTGTCATTCAAAGTCATACCACGGATGTACGATGTGGTCTTAAAATCCACTATCGACTTTTTCCTCAAAAGGGTATATGCATCCCCCCTGCGGAATAACTCATTAAATATAGACTTATATGGTGCTTCGTAAACTTCTGCCTTTTCATCTTCATTGCCTGGCAAAAATCCAATGTCTCTAGTCGGCACAACACTTCTAACTAAGGTCAAATTTTTATATGCTGGTCTGGGTTGCATTAATTCGGTCATCGCTAGATAACACGATATATATGTTTTCCCTGTTCCCGCTACACCGTGAAGAAATAAATGATTATCTTCTGAATACTCTTTAAAAGTTTTTTCTTGGTTCGGGGTTAATGGTATGATACCATCCAATTTGAAATGTGACTCTGCATGTGAGAATTGTGCTCGTTTTTTAGCGACTGATTTTTGTCTTCCCATGTGATGTTGTCCTTTTGGTTGGTTAAGACCAATATCATTCTATAACCATTGTATAAGGATTCAATCAAGTTGGTCATTCGAAACTTGAGGTCATTTTACTTGCGCCGGGCGCCTTGGCTCTGATTTTGTCTAGTACGTTCTCCTTAAATTCTGTCGGTACTTTTCTTAGACCCAGATTTACAGGGTCTCCTATATTCACTTGCGTGATTACTTGTTTAAACTGTGGATGAAGTTTTTTGTGTTCTTCGAAGTCATTCCACGACATTAATACATCGTGTTGTTCGCCTGTTTCTTTATGTTCTAAAGTATATGTTGGCATAATAAAATTTTAACCTTGTTAGTTGATGTCTCTATAGTATCCCATAATATCGTGGTCTCCCACCAGATTACTAATAGATAATATATTTTTCCAGTATTGCCCCAAACGTATCCTTGCAAGTTTTGAAGCACTAGGAACACTATAACACGTTTTCGTTAGCTTGTCAACTACTATTATCAGTCCAGTGTGTTTATACACAATACCGAAAGGGATGCTGGGAACAATGTCACAACCGCGAACATGTCTATAGATTCTAGACTTGACGTTATCGGCATATTTTTTACTGCCCACTCTAGGTTGTCCATATGTATATACTTGACATACATACTTCGACCTTGCTGCAGCAACTGTGGCTAGCGCACCTCCAAGACTATGACCACTTATATAAATGCAGTCACCTTCCTGATAAATGCCATCCAAGTATGATTCTACTTGGGGCCAGATTTTATCTAGTGCAAGCGCGAATCCGCTATGCACTATTCCTTGTTTTTCGTTGGCGGGTCTTCTGGGAATTATGTTGATGTCGGCCACAACATCCTTCATTTCGTTAGGTTCTGTTCCCCTAAACACAAGGATGATTGTTTTGCCGGTCTTCAGACACAATGCCTCTGTCCCATCATTATCAAATAATTTATAATCTGATTTTGTATAATGAGACAGAGTGTCTTCAAAAAAATCTCTGTCATCGGTTTTGTATACTAAAGAACACCAAAGAGCTAATTGCTTTGCCGTTTCTTTTGTATATTCGGTTCGACCTATAATACTATTGTACTTTTTGAACTCTTCTTGTAATGTCATTAATCACCTAATCAGTATTGCGAAGTATATCCAAAAGTATTTATAGTAATAAAAAATCCAAAACCCACGATTTATGACTTTACATCAACGGCGATATTACAAACAACATTACAAGTAGATGCACCGTACATAATATTTCCATACTAAACTGTTCAATTAATTTTAAACCACTCAAAGTCGCGAGTTTCACTAGTTTTTTCTTCTCCATTTGGGTGTAACAGGATTGTTACATTATTATTTATACACATAAACAAAAAAAACTGTATGATTTTTACGCATACAGTCTATGTCTTGATTTGATGGTAGGTGGAGCGGGCGGAGAGAATCGAACTCTCATCAATAGGTTGGAAACCTACCGCATTACCACTATGCTACGCCCGCTTATATTGTAATTTTAGTTATATTGTGCCATGAGGGTAGGCAGTTTAAAGTCTCTACTGGACTGACGGCCCTAATGGACTGTCGCAGTTCAGACACGCATTCCTGTTCTGTATCGAAAGAACCTAATGCGTCATGTTTAAACCCACCTGTGGACAGGGTTAGTGTTACTACCAGATACCACATTATTGGAAGGAATAAGATTGATTAACATTGATACTCATGTATTCGCCTGGCTGATAAGGACTATACATCGATACAGACCGGCCATTTACGTCTAGCATGACGTTCCAACCATCTATACGTTGTTCTACCCCTTGAGTAGTAACAGTGCGGCAGACCTTCTGTATGGTCTGTGAACCGTATCTAGTACTAGAACGTTGTTGACGTTGGTTTCCAATCTGAGACCCAAGGATAATTCCAACACCTCTTGCGATGTCTCGACCTGAACCTCCACCAATCTCATTACCAATTACTCCACCGATAGTTGCACCAATCATTCCCTGAGTACTTCCAAAGATTCCATTGACACCACTATTAATGATACCGCCGTTATTGTTGTACTGGTTTTGGGTATTGTGGGATACGACCTCATCCATACAGACTTGTTGAGGTACATAAGTCACGACACTCTTATATATGGGTGACGATGATAGTACCTTCGCGTGGATTGTTTCCGCTGCCGCTGGGGTTGCACAAAATCCTGCTGCGATTGTCGCAAGGACTACAACTGATGTTTTTAACACTGAGTTTTTCATTTTTTTCTCCATTTTACATACATATGATCGCACATAAACGTTCGAATGTCAAGCCTTTTATGAATTATCTTGCAATTCCGCTTCGAACAACTCATCAACAAATGTTTTGCATGAGTTATAGTACTCTTCAGCAGAAGAAAACGGTAACTGGCCGAATTCCTTCCTCTCTGCGGTGTTCTCAATGAACAAGTGATGCAAAAACACATCGAATTGACTTATTGATTCTGCTTCGGGGAACAACTTTCTATAATTTTCGTGATTAGTATTCATCTGAATATATATCCTTTAAACATTCTATTGCAAGTTCATCTTGTAACTTGAATGCTTCTTTTTCCCAAGGAAGCTGTCGGTACTCCGTGGATTCGGAAATGAATTTTTTCTTCCATTTCTGTCTACCACACTCTTCTTCAAGTTCTTTTCGAACAAACTGTTTTACATGAACCATTTCATGCGTGACTGTAGTAATTATGTCAAAGAGTTTAAGACCTCTCTGTACAATCACTACAAAAGATTTACACTTTTCGTCTATTGGTTGGCAATACCCATATTCGCCGTGTGGGAGTTTCTTTAATTTGAAATGCAAATTAATAGTTCTATATCGGGGAAGGAGTTTCTTGATACACCAAGAACCTATATTTTCTACCATCCGTTTTTCGGCAACATTACCACCAGAAACAGTAATTATGTTCATTTTAGACTCCAACCCAAAATATACATGTATGATCTCACATATATATACAAATGTCAAGCCTTTTTAGTGACTTTTTAGAGCAAAAACCAATTGGAGAGCAGTTTTCTCTGCATTCGAACCGTCGAACCATGTCTTATTCCTAAAATACACACTTGAGACATGTTTTATTCCAAATTCGACTACCTCATCATCACCGTTGACAACTTCTACAGCATCTATACCGCCACCTTTCAGTAATTCAACCAGTTCGTCTATGGTCATAGACCCAATTATTTTTTCCACCATTTTGAATCC